GACAAATGAAACATCCAAAGATACTTTTGGAACTCCGATAGAATGTGAGGCAATATAGGCATTACCTGCGTTTCTCAACTGTGTTACTGTCGGAACACTATCTTGGAACTCGGATGATAAATCAACAGGAATGGTTCTCGGATAAGGGAAGTTGCTCGCAGATGCGGTTGAAATTACCTTCTCCGGGAGAGTAATTGTCGTTGATTCATTCTTATAGAATGGAACGATACCTGTTATGGTATCCTCAATGCTTTCTTCCTGCTTAATGTCGGTTAAATTCTTACCATATCGAATTTGGAATCCTCTATCCTGCCCTCGGTTCTGCCAGAGCTTAACATTGAACATATCAAACTCATAATCTCCACCACCGAATACATCAAGGATAGAACCCTGCACACCACCAAGACAAGACCTTGCATCTCTCGGTTCTGTTTGGTTATAGTTTGCAACTGTTGTCTTTGTCGTTGTGAACGTAAACGGATTTGTTTCGGCTGCATTCGTTACCAAGCCACTCAAGGCCGCAGTAACGGAATTTGTACTAAATGGCATAACCGGAATCTTACTCAATCGATAAGATATATGATATGCGTAAATCGTACATACACCATTTATCGGTCTCGTGATCTGATAAATCTCGAATGCCTGCTTGTTGGAATACTTTGCAGGCTTTGCAAAGATATACTTTCCAAGGCTAATATCCGAGAAATGCACACCATCAATGGGATATTCCATCTCAAGTTCATAAGCACCATTCCGATTCTCTGTAACAGTACATGAAATGGCATCAGACAACCGCCCAATGCCATTTGATGTGAAACTTGTTTCTGTGCCTTCGTATAAAATAGGAATCATATAGTCCACCATCTTGGAGTGATTTCAACCTTTGTCACTCCGTTTAAAGTTATCTGATTCTTTCCCTCGAATAAGAAAATATTATCCGGGAGAGTTACGTTTGCATTGCAATTAACAGTACCCTTATAGGCTTCCATTATTTCGCAATCAATGTCTGTATATCCGTCTGCAGAGTTAATTACTATGCTCTGACCTTGGATAACCAATGTGCCTGTTCCATATACCCTTAACAAAGGCTTGCTCTCGAACTTGGTTGGATTCATAATGTATCCGTTTGCCGAATATTCGATTTTCTTTTCGCCTTCTTTAAGGAATTTCTGTGGCATACAATTAAAAACCACATCAAAGGAGCCGGCACGATTCAAAGGACTTGTCTCTATTGACAAGCCCCTTTCATAGTGTCCTTTTCTGAAATACTCTGGATGATAAGTATCCTCTAACCTTCCATATCCTCTCTGACAGGCGAGCATTGCACTAAATGCACCTAATTGCTCCGCCAAATCTTCACGGATAAAGCAAGGATACTTTATCTTGATATTTGAATAGTTTGCATCATCAACGATAAGCTCTCCGTTTCGGCCTGCGACTTGAACTGTCTCAAATATCCTATCCGGAGTGTCATACGTTGCTTCTCCGGAGATATAAACTCCATATTCTGCGGAGTTTTCTCCGTTAAATGTAAAAAACATCATGCCATTGCCCTCGCGCTTAACATTACATCCCTGTTAATCTTCATCTGAACAATTTCTGCGATTTCTTCCGCGGATTGTCCGTCTCTCGCATTTACTACGATATTTACACCACCCACATTGGATGTATAGGTGTTCTGCTCCATTGTCCTTCCAACGGATGCAGCCACATTATCAACCGCACTCTCTACGAGTCCGAGATTATTCTCAATGCCAGATGCAAAGAGTTTCATCATATCCGGTGCATAAGTGCCAAAGTCTGCAAGTGGTCCTTTGTCTGGCTCGGAGAAGTGCAAGTATGACTTAACCGTAGATGCCATATTTGATACAGCAGACACCAAAGAAGAAATCTTCTGCTGGATTCCGTTGATAAAGTTCTGAATCATATCACGGCCCCAGTTTGCCGCTTCACTTGCAATAGATGTGAATTTGGCCTTAACATCTGCAAGTTTTCCTTTAACTGTGTTCACAACAGAAGAAAGTTTTCCGCCAGTAACAGAATCAATAGCACTAAATCCAGCACTCCATACCGACTTATATGCTTCCATGTGAGCGCCAATAATACCTTGGATTCCACCACCGTGTTCTTGAATCTTATTCTGAACGGCTTGCCATGTCTCTGTGGTTTTCTGCTGAACCGCATCCCATTTCTCGGAAATGCCTGTCTTTATTTCTTCCCACTTCTGGGAAACCGCTTCTTTAAGCTCTCCGGCTTTTTCCTTAATGGTATCCCAATTCTTATAGATCAAGACACCTGCACCAACAACCGCCGCACCTATCGCAATAAACGGAAGAAATGGAGCGATTGCCGTTGCCGCCGTTGCAGCCAATCCACCAATAGCAGGTAACAACGTTCCCGTTATCATTGTGCCGACACTTCCAAGAGCCGCTCCAATCATAGGAGCAACCGTCATAATCGTGCCAACTGAACTCATCAGATTTCCGATTATCATTAAAAGCGGACCGATAGCAGCCACAATCAAACCGATTTTTACAATGGCATCCTGCGCCCCCGGAGATAGATTATCCCAAGCGGCAATCATTTTATCCAATCCATCAAGGAATTTATCTACATAGGGAAGAAGTCTCTCGCCAAGTTCAACACCGACATTTGAGATTTTCTCCTTTGTCTGATTCATCTTTGCTTCAAAGGTTTGGTATCTCTTCTCCGCCTCGGTCACAAGAGCCGTATTCTGCTCATAGGCCGTGTTAGAAGTAAGAACCGCATCTGTTAGTGTGTCAGATGCCAATGCCAAGGATTGCAACATATTTGATTGACGGATACCGGACATTCCTAGTTCATCCAAGACACCATAGGTATCAAGTTCGGCTTGGTTCATTTCTGATAAACCGCCAATGAATGCCTGCAATGCTTCAATCGGAGATGTTTTCCAAGTATTAGAGAACTGTTCCGCGGTCATACCGGAAACACTTGCCAACTGTTCCAACTTCTCTCCGCCATCGGATACCGCTTGACTTATACCTGTTAAGGTCTGTGTCATTGCCGTACCGCCTGCCTCTGCTTGGATGCCAACAGAACTCATTGCCGTTGCAAGACCAAAAATATCTTGAGTAGATAATCCTGCGATAGTTCCGGCGGATGCCAATCTGTTAGACATCTCAACAATGGATGCTTCATCCGTAGCAAAGTTGTTACCCAAAGCTACAACGGATGCGCCAAGTCTATCGATATTGTTTGTGGATTCCCCGGTAATATTGATGATTCTTGCCAAGGATGTTGCAGCCTCTTCCGATGAAAGGTTGGTAGAATCTCCGAGCATTACCATTGTTTTAGTAAATCGCTCAATGTCATCTGTCTTAATACCTAACTGTCCTGCAACCTCTGCGACACCTGCTATCTCTTCCTTGCTTGATGCGGTCTCGGTAGCCATTTTCTTAATAGCCTCTTCCAAGTCTGCATAGGTGGTTGTAGCGGTCTCGTCTACGGTTTTCATTACCCCTGTGAAGGCACTTTCCCAATCGGAATAGGCTTTTACACTTGCGACACCTAAACCAACCAAAGGAGCGGTCACAGTTGCCGTCATAGTCTTTCCGACACCTGCTATCTTCTCTCCTGCGGATGACATAGCACTTCCCATTGTTTCCAACTTGGTAGGAGTGTTATCAAGCTCTGCATTGAGTTTATTCAACTCTGTCTCTGCATCTGCCACCGCCTGTTTCCATTTCAAGGTCTGTGTAGCACTCTCGCCATACTTCTTTTCTGATGCGGACATCATAGTGTTTAAGTCTGCGAGTTTTGCCTTCTGCTCGTCAATGGATGCCGTTAAGAGCTTTCTTTTCTCCGCATTCTTTGTCATCTCGTTACCGAGTGCAACAAACGGATTTTTGCTCTTGGTAGTCTGTGTCTCCAAGGCTTTCATTTCGCTCTTTAAGGTCTTTGTGGACTGTATGATGTTGTTAATCTGTTGACGGTACTCTTTCTCTCCGTCTATACCGATTTTCGGTCCAATGTTTACCATAAAACTTACCTCAAGGCTATTGCCTCTTCATAAGTGAATTTTCTGTGTTTCTTTTCTTTTGCTTGACCGTTCCAGATAGAAAAACAAGAGATCATGTCAAGCATTTCGCCAAAGCGACTCTCCATGATCTCTCGTCTATTCATTCCCATCTGTCGGCCATAAAAGAGTATCCAAGCGGTTGTTAGTTCGCTTTTTCCTCTTTTTTTTTGGCCTCTGCCTCAACTTCAATACCGGAGTCCTTCTGAATCTGTTCCACAATGGCGGTCTCAATATCTCCCCAATCCTTAATCGTTAAATCAAGGAAATCGTCACGATTCAACGTAACAGGTTCATATTCTTTGCCATCCTCAACCGCTTTTGCGCGGAGATAACAGTTATGAAGAATCTCAACCGCATCTATCATAAGATTGGTGGATTTCTCCTCATTTCCCTTGGAAAGTTCGTCAAAGAACTCCTGCATAGAGTGTCCGGCAAGTTTGCCAATTTCAATCCTTGCTCTTACTGTGTAGAGCATAGGATAGTTTTTGATATTGAACATAAATACCTCTCCTTCCTTCCGATTAGGTTGTAATCGGAGATACATAACCGAGTTTTGTTAAGAGAGCCTGCTCTGCCAATGCCTCGGTAGTAAATGCAGAACCTTCAAACTTCCAATTCTGATCTGCGGTCTCATCACGAAACAGAGTTGCGGTAAGTTCTGTGGTCTGCCAATCGATTTCATCTTCCTGTGTCGATGCGCTCTCTTCTGGTAAAGAGAATTTAACTCTTGCAAGGACGGTAGGAACATAGGTGGTTACACCATCGGACATATATCTTGCGATATATCCAACGGCTACATAAGGAACGGAATCCCCTGCCTTGTAAGCGGTCCATCCGTCTGCATCCGGATTACCCAAACCAAAGATTTTCTTCTTTGTTGCGGTAAATAATCCGTCTACTGTTAAAGATACTGTTCCGCCTGTGAAGATACCACTTGCGGATTCTGCGATAACATTATCTGCGTAGAAATTGTTATCTTCAGATGATTCCGGGGAAAGAGTTACCTCAACACCACGAGCTAATAACTCTGGATTTGAATAGGTAACAGTTCCGGCATTTGCTGCATATTCTGCAACATACGGCTTTGAAAAGCCTGTAACAACTCTTCCTGCTGCACTCATTGCTTTCTTCTCCTTTTACTTGAAAATCTGCTGAATTTCTTCGTCAACAACTTGCGCCATTTTCTGCTCTGCTTGTGATTTGGTCTTATTGACCGCAGGACCGATAAATGGTGTCTTTTGATGGTATGAATTGCCCGACTCAACAAATCGTGCAACCATTGCATTCGGTTGGCCTTTGGGATACTTCTGTGTCTCGGTCTCGTTGTAACCATCAAAACCAAGTTTTACATTTCGATAACTTCCGTCCTCTTCGAGTCGAGAAATACCGAACCCCTCAAGCAAGCCTTTTTTCTGTGCGGATGTTACTCCGCGAACCATAGTTCCTTTGGAGTGTTCTTGAACCGGGAGTGATTGAATGCCACCTCTGACCGCATCTGCGACAATCTTCGCACCTTCATAGATTGCCTTGCCTGTTGCATGGCTATTTTCCAATGCTTTTAAGTCGTTTAGATATTCGTCTATGCCATTTCCTACTGCCCACTTCATTTAAGCCACCCAGAACTCATATTCATAGTGAATAAGCTTTGTATCGTCCTCGTACTGTACGGAGTTAAGCTGAACCGCACAAATGCCATTTAAGGCACTCATAACGTTGTCAAAGAGGGAATCAAATTCGGTCTTTGAGTAAACATCTATCGTTCCGTGTACTCGATACTCTGCCATTCGGTTATCTGCTCCGAAAGAATCTGTCGAATCTTCCATCCATACTACATACGGTGCTTTCACACTCGCAGGTTTCTCATAGTGATAGATTTTTGCACCTTCGATAGTATTTAGAGCCGTATAAACTTTAAGAAGTTTTTGGTTCAACGACATCGTAGTAGTCCTCTACTTTCTTTAGTGTTAAATCTATGCAATCCTTTCCGACAATCTCTTGGCAAATATCGATTTGATACTGTTTTCCGTCCTCAAGGATGACATACATCCCATCTTCCGGAACAGAGGTATTAAATACCCTTACCAATAAATCAAATCTGTGGTCTGCACCCATAGCGGAATAGATCCTGCTATATGATGCCGTCCGTCTTGCGTAGTATGCCTTATCGGCATACACAAGTTTCTCTGTCGGCATAAGTCCTGCCTGTGCGATATTCTCAAGAGAATAGATGGTTAAAATGCCCTCGTCCTGCATTACACATCCCCCCAATTCGTATATCCGGTAGCCATTGATAATTGAGCCTTCTGCTCATCATAAGACTTCTGCAAGCGGTCAAAATCGTCTGGGCTACCAAAGTGCAATTTGCAATAAGTACAAATGGCGGTCTTTACAATGGCATCCAACGTTTCCGGAACTACAACACCTGCAATTCCCAAATCCAACTGTGCAGACAGGATGAGGTTATTCAATTCGTCATCAAAAGCCGTTGATGTGATTCGGAGTGATTTCTTTACAAGGTCAAGCATTTTCTTTTCCTCTCTTGTATGCTTCATAGAACTGTCTATTTACGATTGTCTGCGAATAATGTCCGAGGTAATACTCCGGATTCGCATAAATCTTATAGCCAAGTTCCTTTGCTCGTATGCAAAATGATATGTCCTCTCCGGCAGAATATACCGGAGTGAACATATCGTTATACTTTGACATCATGTCGAATAAGACTTGGACTTTCATAAGAACACAACCAAAGCCGATTGCGCCAACCTCAAAAGTTTTATCCGGCAATTCTTTAAATTCGGAAGTGTAAGCCCTTCCTGCTACGACATCCAACTTGTCAAACAGGACCGGAGTATAAGGAGATCGTCTGCGATAATAGACACCACTCAAAATGTCGTAATCGTTCTCGATTGCCTCTTCATACATCCGCTTTAAGATGTCCGGCTCAAACATCATGTCCGAGTCTAGCCAGAAGATATAATCGGCTTCCATTTCAAGTGCCTTCTTCCCAAGT